GCGCTGGTCGGCTGCTGCAAGCGATTGGCGACCATTTCCAGCGTGACGCCGAAGTCGGTGACAAAGACGTTGACGCTCCCCGTTGCCACTGCGGCGCCGCGCTTTTCTCGAACGTCACTCGTCAGGGTTGCCACTTGCGCGCTCGTGCTGAACATGTAGGAGCTCAGCTTGCGGATCACCGCCGGCCGGCCCATCAGCACGGACGGATTGCCGCCGCCCTCCCACACCGACTGCGCGATGTTGCGGATTGCGGTTTCCGACAGCGCGCGGGCCGTGCCTGGCACCGCCGGCGCGACCAGCCCCGTCGCCGGGTTGAATCCGCCATTGCTGCCCGTGGCGCCGTTGTTGGTGTTGGTCGTCAGCCAGGCATCGAACCCGGCGGACTTGCCCGGCACCGTACTGCCGTCATCGACCGCGCTGCCCTGGTTGGACAAGGCGATGGCATCGATATCGCGCTTGGTTTCCTGCTGCCGGCGCATCAGCTGGTAAGCGTAGGCGTCACCCATGTTGAGCGTGGCCCCTTCGCGCGCCCTGGTGCTCGCGCTGATCGTCTTGCCGCTGATCTGCGAATGATTGCCGACCCGCGTGCCAAGCTTGTTCGAGTCCGTGGGCGCATCGCTGCCGTCGATCAGCGCGTTGGCCAGCGTGGGCGCGGCCAGCTTGTCCTTGACCCATTCGGCATATTCGTTGTTATGGGAGTCCGTCCCGATCAGGTCTTGCAAGGGAAGAGGGATCTTCGAGATATCCCAGATCTTCGCCATCACATCCTCAGGAACCAACCCGCCGCGCTGCACGCCCTTGAGCGCAGCATGAGTGACCAATGCCATGATTTACCCCTCAGCCCGGCCAGCGCGTCGCGCTCAGCCCTTGGCGATCAAATCAGCGACCCGGCGCGCAAGTTGGGATTTGTTCGATTTGCCCTGCTGCTGCTCGGTCCGGCTCGCGAAAGCAGCTCGCCCGGTTTCCTGAGCCAGCGGCTTATTGCCGGCCAGATCCACCTTGCGCGCTGCACCCTTGGCCGCGTCGATGCGGGCTTGCGCTCGGGCGAAGTCTTGAAGCAGGAGGATTTGCCGGTGGTCTAGGATCGATCCGATTTCGGCCGGCGTGAAGCCGTACCGCTTTGCCAGATCGAGCATTGCACCGCGCTCTTTTTCCACATACTTCGCATCGCCCCACTCTGGCCGCGCCTTAGTCAGTAAGGCCGCCTGAGCACGCTTGTCCTGTTCGTATTGCTGATTGACGCGTTGCAATACTGCGGGCGGCAAACCTTGCGGGGGCAGCTCATCAATGATGGCCATCAATCGGCGGTGTGCGTCGATCTGCTCCAGCTGGGTAGTTGTCACCCGTTCATCGAATTCTGCGCGCTCCTGGTCCAGTTTGGCAACCTTGGACCATCCGGCCTTTAATTCGCCCAGCGTCACGCGCCCGCCGTCCACCGTCACCGCCACCTTGTTCAGCTCGCTGGCCTTGAGTTTCAGCGCGCGGGCCACGTCCTCCATGCTCGTCTCATGCTCGATCCCGTCATCCTGGCCCTCGCTGCCAGCTTCATCGCCTACGGCTTCATCGCCATCGTCGCGCCCGGCTGGCCGTTCACGCCCTTGGGCGCCCTCGTCTTGGGCGCCCTCGTCATCCTGATCGCCCTCGTCATCGACTGACCCGCCGGCCAGGATGCCCGCCACGGCATCCGTCAGATCCTTGCCGACCAGCCTGCGCGGCTCAGCTTCCCGCTTCCTTTGGATCGGCTTGCTTCCCAGCCCCACGGGCTCGTTCTGCCCTTCCAGCGCCGCCGCTCTGCCGTTTATTGGCGGCCTTGACGGCAGCCCGGTTGATCCTGCTCCTGTTGTCATGCATAGCCTCCTGTTGTGATCGCGTTACCTCGTTTTCGATGGCAAGCAGCAGCGCCCGGCCGCCGGCCAGATCCGCCTGCCCTTGCTCGCTCGATTGCGACCCGGCCGGCGCGCTCAGCACGCGCCGAACCAGATGCTCTGTCCACCAGCCGGCCAGCTCAGCCCAGGCGGGGCTCTCGACCATCTTTTGCAGCTCCCGCCGGAAAATTTCCGGGGGCAGCTTGTCCGTCATTGCAGCGCCCCTGGCGCGCCTGGTCGCGCGGCCCCGTTACCCCCTGGCGGCTTTGGCGCGCCGGCCACAAGCGCCGCCTGGCCCTGCTGCTGCGCCTCCTGCGCGCCCTGCGCCGCCACATCCTGCGCGGCTTCCAGCGGCCCGACGTTGAGCGTCAGTTTTGCCTCTTCTATGGCGGCATTTACGAGCACCTTGACCAGATCCGTGAAAGATCCGGCGTCCACCTTGTATTTCTCCAGCATCATCGCCGCGCGCATGCCGTCGCCCTGCGCCTGCTGCTGCGCCTGCGCCTGCTGCGCCTTGCCCTGCGCGGCCTGCTGCGCTTGCTTGCTCTTGGGGTCGATCCAATAGCGCTCCGGGCCGGACAGCATCGCCGTTGTGCTCCAGTCGTACACCGCGTTGTAGATCCGGCTCGGGTCGGTCAGGATTCCGTCCATGCCCTGCGTCATCGCGGCGATCTGCTTTTGCAGCACGGCATCGAGCGAAACCATCCGCTTCGCGCGCTGGCTGTCACTCTGGCCGATGCGGATTCGCACGCCGGAGCGCGGCTTCCACTGCGCCGGATCGACCTCGATCCATTCCCCCTCGACCTTGACCGACAGCGGGCCGCCCCACTGCGTGCGCAGCAGGTAGTGGGCGATCTGAAACGCGGTGCGTAGGCCCGTTTCGCCCAGCGTGCGCGCCATCATCGCGGCAAGCTGCTCTTTGACGCTGTACTGCCGCTCGATCCCCTGCGCGGTCTGATTGCTCGCGATCTGTGTGGTCGCGCTGGCCTGCATGTCCAGCGCCGCCCCGCCGCGCTCGCTGCGCGCCTTGTCGGCATAGTTCAGCAGCATGGACAGGGACGGGCCGGCATCGATCACCGGCACCGGCTCCAGCCCGCCAGGCCCCGTAACCCGGATCAGGTCGTTCGTCGCGTCCATCGCATCGGACATATTGGCGATGCTTTCATTGATCGCCAGGCGCGGCCGGTTGACCTTGTTCGAATTCTCGATCCAGTTGCGAAGCGCCTTGCTCTTGATCTCCTGCACCTCGCCAACCCGGTCCATCATGCTGATCCCGTCAAGCCGGTGCGGGTACAGCATGACGTTGCCCACGGCATAGCAAACGCGCCCCACCTTCTGCGGCTTGCCCAGGATCACCGCGTTGTCACGGCTGAAATACACCCGATAGCGCGATGCCTGCATGCTCTTCTTGCCATCGGCCAGCATCACATAGCAGCGCCACAGCTCGACCGTTTCCGTGGCATCCTGCGCGGCCTGCTGCGCCGGCTCGTCGGCATTCTCCCGGCGGCGCAAGTGGAGCTCGTACGTTGTCGGGTCGTGCCGCTTGAGCTTTGCCACTTCGCCCGCTTTGAACCCCTCGGCGACCAGCCTGGCGCGGCTCGTCACGATCCGATCAGCGCAAAAGCGATGCTTGTTCAGGTCGCGCTCGGTGATACTGCTCGTCACGAAGTTTTCGCGCGGCACGCACGCGGTACACAGGCGCTTGTCCACGTTGACGCGCGTCAGCTTCACATTGAAAAGCGGCGTGCCGTCCTTTGCCGGCTCGTCCGCCTCTTCCGTGGTCAGATCCTCGATCTCCTGGTACTGCGCTGTCGGCTGCTGTATCTCCTGCAAGGCCAGCGCCGGCACCGCTTCCCACTCTTCGGGCACGCGGTCCTCGATCTTCTCGATCCACACCGCCAGGATGCCCGTGCGCAGCAACAAGGCATCCTTGATCTGCTCGGACAGGGACACAAACCCGCCCTCCCCTGCATATCCGTCCATCAGCATCGCGCGAACAATGGCCGATTCCTTGAGCGCGTCGGGCTCGTCGTCAGCGCTGGCCGCATCGAACTGCACCCCGCCCACATCCTCCAGCGCGGGAGCGATCTGCGCATAGACGGCTTCCACCATGTCGGCAACATCGAGGCTGACGGCTTCACGGTTTTCGTCCGTTTCCGGGTCGTCATTGGCGGGCAATCGGCCCTCGCTGTAGTCGATGGCCGTCTGCATGTTGCCGCCATCGCTCGACTGCGCCAGGCTGATCGCGGCTTCGAGCTCCTGCCCGCAGATCTTGGCTACTTCCTTGTCGTCAATCATGGTCCCCTCCGGGTTTTGGTCCTGTCACCGTGAAAGGCCAGCGGCCCGCGCGCAGCGCCTGGTGCCTCAGCCGCTCGCGCTCTGTCACTTGATCGATCAGCCGGCGCGTCTGCACTACGCCCTCGGCATCGCCGTCCGCCTGCTGCTCCATCAGCAGCGCTTGCAGCATTGGCACCGTCAGCCGCTCGCCAGGCGCTAGAACGTGTCTCATGCCGTGCCGCCTCCCGTTTCCGGCATGCCCTTGAAATAGGCCAGCTGCTCGGCCAGCAGCGTCACCACATCTTCACGATTCGCGTTGCTGATGTAGTTGCACCGGCCCTTGTCGCCAAAGTTAAAAGCCAGCAGCACAAACCCGACACTCTTTGGCTTGCCTGGCTCGTTGAAAATCTCATCCAAGCCATGCGCCAGGCCGGGCATTAGGTCGTGTAGCTGCGGCTCAATCGGGCCGCTTCCTAGCGTGTGCTTCATGCGACCGTCTGCCCTTGCTGCTGCGCCGGGTCGTCGCTCTGCTGCACATGCCCCAGCTCGCGCAGCTCCACGTACCCCTTGCACTCGACCTTCATCGTCCCCAGCGCCTCCAGCTGCTCATCCGTCACGCCATCGCCCAGGATCACCCGAATGGGCAGCTTGCCGTTGTTCGCCAGGCTCAGGTACAGCACCGGCTCCGGCTCGATCTGCGCGCGGCCCAGCGCACGGGCTCGGATCTTCTGCAGGATCTTGCGCAGCAGCGCGGCAATGGTCTGCGCGGCCTGCTCCAGCTGGTCGGCCAGGTCCGGCTTGTCGCCCACCACCACCACCGTGCAGTCGCCCTCCACAGTCGTCATGGCCTGCGCGCCCAGCTCTTCCACGCCAGGCTTTGACCCGTCCACCACCGTCACCACCGTGCCGGCGGCAGACCCGTTCAAGATCATCAGTTTCATAGCCCTTACCTCCTACTGGCAACGCGGCGCGCCACTGCGGCCCGCTCATGCCCCGCCAATTCAATGTCCCGCAGGCTGCGGCCCCAGTCGGTGCGCGTCACTGCCTGGCGGCTCGTCGCATAGGTGCGCAAGGCGTCGCTGCAATGGCTGGTCCAATCGTGCTCCGGGTCTTTGCTCATGATCTGTAGCTTTTCGTCATAGACGTATCTGTACTGACGCAGGCAATCCAGCGCAAACTCGCACTTCTTGCGGTCAAAGACCATGACGGGCAGAACGCTGCGGGTTGCTTCGATGCCATCGGCCAGGCTCATTGGCACAGATGGCTCGAAATTCATCCCCAGCCCGCGCGCCACTTCCTGCCGGCTGCGGCCCGTGCCCAGCTCTCTGACGGCTATGTCATGCGGTGCCACCCAGCGGGTGATCGTGTAGCCAAGCGCGTCCACTTCCCGCTTGATCTGCGGCAGTCCCTTTCCGGTGTACTCCCGGTAATCAATGGCGCGCACCTGGCCGCCTACTGCGTGCTCTTGCAGGAACCACAGCGCGAACGCATCGCGCATGCCTAGATCGACCGCCACTGTCACACCCAGGCGCGGCTCATACGGCACATCACACACGCGGCCCATGCTCTCTGCGGCGCCTATCTCGCTACCGTAGATCGCGCCCTTGATCGCGGCATCAAAGCTGCACTCGAACTCTTGCGCGTACTCTTCCGCGCTCATGTTGGCCCGCGCTATCTGTAGATCGTCGGGATGGATCACGCGGGTATCGCTGGCCCGCAGCATGTGAGACTGCCAGCCCGGCGCGCCGTCCCTGGCCTGCATGTAGGCGCGCTTTAGCTGATTGGCCCCTAGCGGTGTGCCGGCCAGGATCGCCCAGCCCCGGTGATCCATCAGCGCGGGCAGGATCACTTCCGTGAATAGGCGCGGGTGCATCAGCGCGTACTCATCGAGCACCGCGCCCATCAGATACATGCCCCGCAGGTCGTGCATCCTGTCAGCGCCTAACAGCATGAGCTTGCCCCCATTGGGGTAGTTCATCGTCAGCTCGCTCGCGTTGGCCTTGCAGCCAGGGATGGGCGCGCTAAATTGCTTGACGTAATCCCAGGCAATGCGCTGCGCCATGCGGTACGTTGGCGCGATGTAGGCGATCTGCGGCCTGGCGTGCTGGCTTGTCACCACCCCACGGATGCAGTGATTCACCAGCGCCACGGTCTTACCCGCGCGGCGGTGCGCTACCACCACCTGAAAGCGCTCAGCGCTCTTATGAATCGCTCTCTGGTACCAGCGCGGCGAGTACGGCAGGCGCACCAGCTGCGCCGGCTGCTGTAGGGTCGTCACCGTCATAGTCATCCCCCCACGACAGGCGCAGGCGTGGGGCTTCGACCCCTGGCGGCGCGATCATTACGGCAGTCAGGCGCGGCAGGCGGTAGGGCAGCAAGGCAATCGCGATTCGCACCGCCATTTCCTTGTCACCGGCCTGCATGGCGGCGTGCATGTAGTAGTCCAGCACACCCTCTGGCGGAATGCGTCCGCGCGCCTTGCTTTCAGCCCAAAAGCGCGCAGCCTCGCGGCGCCTGCTGCGGCGGACCCTGCGCTGCTCACGCGTCACCGGCTCGCCGAATAGATCGAGCAAGGGCTCAGCAGAAAGGGTTTCTTCATCGTCCATCATCGAAGATCCACTCACCCAAGGCCAACACCGCGCCGGCCAGGATCATCACCACCCACACCACCGCCACCAGCGGCAGGATCAGCAGGCTTGCAATGGCGGCGGGCACATCACGGGGCATGTAAGCATTCCAGATGGTTTAAGCGTACCGCTATCCGACGCGCTTCCCAAGCATCGCGCGGCACGGGCCGCAGGCGCCTTTCCCTGCGTGCAGATCTGCGCATGTCGGGCACTGCGTCAGCCTGGCCGCCTTGATCCACTCCCGCAGGAATGACACCCAGCCCCACACCATGCACAGCACCACAAACCCGCCAACGATCATCAGTAGCTCGATCACTTCCACGCTCCCTCGGATTGCAATTGCTCGTCCTGCTGCGCGCGCAGCGTCTGGATCGTTTCGCCCAGCTCGACCAGGCTGCCGCGTGCGTGCTCGTGCCCGTGCTGATCCTCGATCACAAAGCCAGGGTCCGGCCAGCGCGGGCGGATTGTGAATTCAAGCCATTGCGCGGTCATAGTCGTCCCCTTGAATCGGCGCGTTTTCGGCCTGCTCTTCCAGCAGTCGCAGCGCCGCGATCACTACGTCACGCTCGTCCTGCGTCAGCTTGCCATCGCAAATCAGAAACCGCAGGCCCTGGCGCACTTGATAACCCGTCATCTTCACTCCATCAGCCGCTGTTGCGGCCCTTGATCCTGCTGTAGCAGGCGTTGCAAATTGGCCCGGCGCGCGGCCCTTTCGTCCACGCGTCGCGCATCCCTTTCCAGCGAAAGCCGGCGGATCAGCTCGCCCGCCGCTTCCCTGGCTATCGCTTCACGCAGCGCCGCCAGGCGCCGCAGCTCGTCAATCGTGGGCGCCCGGCCCCGCTTCGCTACACCCATCGCCGCCCCCTTCCTGAAAACGGTTTTCGATGGCGTGCAGCCATCGCGAACTTGTCCACAGGGTCCGTCTTTCCGGTGGTAAATACCCTATGAATAAACACTTCGGTCGAAAACGGATCACCCAGCCCGGCTGCTT